TTAGGAATATTTAGTCTAATGAATTTCCTGCAACATATAGAAATTACCCATTATTAACTCCAAAGGTAAATTTACTTTGTGGGGAAGAGAGGAAAAGGGTATTTACTCCTATAGTTACCACAATAAACTCAGATGCTCTAACATCTAAGGAGGAAGAGAAGAAAGAACTTTTTGCCAAATGGTATGTAAATAATTTATCACTCCTACCAGATGAAAATAAGATTCAAAAGAACTTACAGGAATTTGAGAAGTTTATGAAGTACTCATGGAAGGATATGAGGGAAAGGATGGCTTCTCAATTAGTTAAATATTTTTATCATACTTTAGATGTAAAAGAAGAATTTAGTAGGGGATTTAAAGATGCTCTTATTTGTGGTGAGGAGATTTATATAATTGAAATATGGGGTGGAGAACCTGTATTAAGAAGAGCTAATCCTAAGAATATTAGAACTGTTAGGTCTGGTGGAAGTTGGAAAATTGAGGATAGTGATATTATTATAGAGGATACGTATTTATCTGTTGGTGAAGTACTAGATAGATACTATGATTGGCTTACTCCTAAAGATATTACAGCAATTGAAAGTGGTTATTCATCAGAAGGTACAACTACTGGAGGTGGACATATGGTTAGACCAGAACTTTATAATAAAGAACTAGAGTTTGTGGATTTAAGTAATATGGGTACTGCTTCAGCTAACAAATGGCTTACTACAATTAACGGTGCTTATGACTCTGAGGGTAATGTTAGAGTAACTAGGGTTGTATGGGCAGGTATGAGAAAAATAGGAGTTATTTATAGGTTTAATGAATTTGGTGAATTAGAGAAAGAAATTGTTCCAGAGCAATATAAACCTAATAAGGAATTAGGTGAAGAAGTAAAATGGATGTGGATTAAAGAGTGGTATGAGACTACTAAGATTGGTCCAGATGTGTATGTTAAAATGCAGCCGTGTGAAATACAGATGCGCCATAGAGATAACTTATCAGAATCAAATCCTGGTATAGTAGGTTCTGTATATAATACCAATGATAGTGTTGGTAAGGGATTGATAGGTATGGCTATGGATTGGCAATACTTATGGAATGCATTTATGTATAGAACTGAGTTAGCCTTTATTAAGGATAGGGGTAGAGTTGGTATGTTCCCATTACACCTAATTCCTGATGGTTGGGTACCTGAGGCAGCATTATATTGGGCTGAAAACTTAGGATGGCTGCCTATTAATGCATTTAACCAGGGTCAAGAAGGTTTTGCTAAGGGTAAACTTGCTGGTGGTATGAGTGGTTTACCTAGTGAGATTAATTTATCTAATCAAGGGCAAATACAAAATAATATACAGTTTTTACAATTAATTAAACAAGAGGTTGATAATCTTACGGGTATAACCCCACAGAGGGCTGGGGCAATATCTAATAGAGAAACTGTAGGTGGAATTGAGAGGAGTGTACTGCAAAGTTCTCATATTACTGAGGAATGGTTCTCAATACATGATAACACTAGAGTTAGGGCACTAAGGGCATTACTTGAAGCTGCTAAGATTGCTTACAGGGATAAAAAGTTTACTAGGGAATTTGTTCTTGATGATGGAACAAAGGAAATGTTAGAATTTGATTATGATGTATTTGTAGAGGCTTCTTATGGAGTAGATATTTCCAACTCTTCAGATGATATGCAAGCATTACAAGCACTAAGAGGTTTAACAGAAAGATTTGTTGCTGCAAATGGCTCCTTCTCTGTGGCTGCTGATATTTTAAGAATGAATGATTTTGCTTCAATATCTAGAAGAATTAAAGATTATGAGGAAGAGACTAAGGCTTCGCAACAGCAGCAATTTGAGGCAGAGCAGCAAAGTGCTATGGTAGCATCTCAACAGGCTCAAGAAATTGAATTGGCTAAGTTGGAATTCGAGGCTGAACAAAAACAACTTGATAGGGATTTAGAACAGTATAAAAATGATACAAATAATGATGTTAAAATTAGGATTGCTGAAATAAATTCTTTTATAAGTATGAAGAATAAGGATGCTAATAATAATGGTATTCCTGATCCATTAGAAATTGCTTCTCAAGCTTTAAAGGAAAGACAGGCTAGTGCAGATGAGTATAATAAGATTGAGGAAAGTAATAGAAAAGAAAGAGAACTAAGATTAAAAGAAAAAGAAATAGAATACAATAAAAAAATTCAAGAGAAACAATTAGCTTTAAAAGAGAAGGAAATTAAGTCTAAGGAGAGAATTGCAAAGGCTAATAAGAATAAGTATGATAAATAGTATTCTGTATGTATATTAAACTAAAGGATTGTTACTATAATTTTAGATTAGTTAAAAGATATAAAAGAATAGATAATTTTTTATGGATTTGGTATTTAGATGGGGAAGTCTTATCAATAGACTACCCATCTAAAGATAAAGTTGAGAATGTTATTAGATTTATAAATAGTAGCATAAATTCATTTGGCTATACTGACGAGGACAAACAAATCTAATAATTTGTATTATCTAATATAATAACTTTAATTTGTTACGAAACTTAACAAAGGCAAAAATTAATAAAAATGAAAAGAGAAGCAGAATTTGATTTTACAGAATTAATCTCAGGAGAAAATACTGAGTTTATTGTTGGAGCAAGTACTACTCCAACAGAAACAGAAAGTACTACTAAACCAACTTCTAAAAATGGAATTGAGTTTTTTGAAGATGCTGGTGATACAAAAAAAGAAATAGAATTTATTGTTGGAAAAAAGGTAGAAGATACAGAGGAAATTACTGATGATGAAGAAGACAATGAAGAAGAGAAAAAACATACTCCCTCTTCCAAAGATACTGAAGATGCTTCTGATTCCTTTGCTCTTGCCTTTGCAAAGTTTCAACTGGAAGAGGGAGTTATTTCTGAATTAAATGAGGAAGAATTTAATAAAATTTTAGATGAACATGGTGAAGTAGGAGCTTTGAAGTACTTACTAGATTTGCAAAGAGAATCTATTTATGAAGAGGCTAAAGCAACTTACTCGGCAGACCAGGCAGAACTAAAAGAGTATTTTGAATTAAAGGATAGTGGTGTTGATATTGAAACTGCTAGAGATTTAGCTTTTAATAAAAAACAGTTATCTGGTATTACAGAGGATAAGTTGGAAGAGGATGAAAACCTTAGAAAAATTATTCTAACCCAGCACTATAAAATGACTACTACGTTCAATGATAAAAAGATTAGTAAGTTAGTTGAGCAAAGCATTCAATATGGGGATGATATTGAGGAATCTAAGGAAGCCTTGGCAGAGTTACAAGAATTAAATAAAAAACAAATAGAAGAGGCTAAATTACAAGTTAAGCAACTTGAAGAGAATAGGATTAAACAGATAAAAGAATACCAAGAGGATTTCAAAAAGTTTGTTTATGAAAAAGATGAGTTCTTTAAGGATAGTAAAATTAATAAACAAACTAAGGATAAAATAATTGATATGGTGTTAAAACCAGCAACTAAAGATGCTAATGGTAATCCTATTAATGCTATATGGGCCGAGAGAGCAAAAGACCCTAAGAAATTTGACGCATACTTGGCAGCACATTTACTTAATGGAACATTCTATGGTGATTTAAGTAAAGTTAAAACTAAAGCAAAAACTGCCGCTGTAACAGAGCTTGAGAGACAACTTGAGCATAAGTCAAATAAACTTGGTGGTAAGACTGTTTCAAAGACTACAGATATGGGGGCTATAGAAGAATTTTTAAGATTTAAATAACAATAAACCTAATTTTAAATTTAAACAAATATGAAAGTTTTTAAGAATCAAATTGATGACCCAAAACATTGGGGTAAAATGACCAGGGAATCTCACTTGGCAAATATTGGCATGACTACTGTGCAAACCTCTAAGATGATTGAGAGGCTTGTAGATCTAGATATTGGGGCTAATAACTTTGTCAATTTTATTGAGAGCCTTCCTGCGTATGAATTGCAGGAAGAAGGTCCTTACAGGTATGCTATTCAAGGTGTTGAGGAAAGGAATCATG